TGGTTCAAGTGATGATGCTATATTACAATTCGTAAATGGAAGTGCTAAAACAGTAAAAGGCGAAATCCGATGGGATGAAAGCTCAAATACTTTTGAACTTGGACACGGTGATAACGCAAATCACATTGTAATAGACTCTACTGGTGCAGTTACTATGCCAGCACAACCAGCTTTTAATGTTGGTGCAAATTCAACACAAAGTAATAAAACAGTAAATGCTGAACACGTAGTACTTTTTGGTAGTGAAATATTTGATATTGGTTCAAACTTTGCTGCTAATTATTTTACTGCTCCAGTAACAGGTAAATATCAATTGAATGCTAATATGAGGATTGATAATGTTGACTCAGCAGCAGGTTACTATCAAATAAGAATAGTAACATCAAATCGTGGTTACTGGAATATTTATGACCTTGACCTTGATGGGGGTAGCGATAAAGATTACTGGAGTCTGGCTATGTCCTGTTTAGCGGATATGGATGCTAATGATACTGCTTATGTTGGCTTTGTGCAAAGTGGTGGTACAGCACAGACTGACATTGATGGTAATGTAAAGTACACTAATTTTTCAGGCTACTTAGTTTGTTAACAACAGGGCGAAATAACCCATCATAAAGGAGATAGACAAATGGCAACAATAACACTAACAGTAGAAGTAACAGATACAGAACAAGCAGTATTGCTTAATGACTTAACGAACATTAACGATTGGGTTCAAGAAGCAGTAACAGGTAAGAAGAACAACTGCTGGAAAAGGATGCAATCTGAATGGACTACAAAACTTATGAATGATGCTTCATTCACAGATTCAATACCAAGTAACCAAGCAGACTTTGTAACTTTAGTAACAGCTAGGGCAGATTATCAGACACGCACAGAGCGTGATGCTGCTGCAACACCATAAGTAATGTCTAACAGACTGCGTAACAATTTAACTAAAGGAGAAAGGAATGTCTAAAACAAAAAAAGAACAGACAATTACAATTAACGATACAGAACATAAAGTATCAGATTTAACAGAGCAACAGATTGTTATGGTAAATCATGTGCAAGACTTAGATAGAAAACTATCTTCAGCACAATTTAACATAGATCAACTTAATGTAGGTAGAAATTCTTTTATGAATATGCTTACAAAGTCTTTTGAAACAGAACCAGGAGAATAACATGGGATACGGACCAACACCACAACCATCAACACCAGCACGTAATAAAAATAAAAAGAAAAAAAAGGTTTAATATGAGTCAACAACAGAGAATGCAAATGCAGTTAGATAAACAACAAGAACAAATTGAAGACTTGTTTAAATCAGTTCGTGAGATCAAAAACATGAACATAAGCAACAAAGCAATGTTTAAAGGTTTAATAATTGGATTTGGAATAATGGTTGCTAGTGATGTGGGAATAATCCCACTATTAATGAAGCTAATGTAATGATTAGCTTTATAACAGGCATAGCACCAATACTCTTAGGGTTTTTAGGTAAGCTGGTGGCTCTAAAGAGCCAAGCAGCGTCCGAAAATCAAAAATTGATGATAGAGTCAATGCAAGCACGCAATGACTCTATTAATCAAGCTAGAGCTGCAGCAAGTAAAGAAAGTCCTATGGCTGCAATGAACAGAAGAATAATTATAATGGTTATTCTAGCATTAATTATATTTACACAGATAGCACCGGTTTGGTTTGACATCCCGACAGCTATCCCAGTAGTACAAAAAGGGTTTAGTATCTTAGGTATCAACCTCACACAAGATGTAGTGGAATACCAGGTAATAAGCGGTTTAGTCAAATATGACGAAATATTTTCTTGGGCAAGTATGATTATAGAATTTTATTTTGGCGCACAATTAGCAAAGGGGAAATGATATGGAAACAGTAACAGCATACGCAGTACAGTTTTGGCAGTTTAGTTTAGTATTTATATTAATACTTATTGGAGCTCTTTGGAAGGTCTTAGATAAAGATGTAAAGCCTGACTTAAAGTTTAAAGCTAGGGGTATGCCACATATGAAGCCTATTGCAATACCTACTAAAGGTAAAGGCTTTTGGGGAGGACTTAAAGTCTGGTTACTAGTATCTCGTAAGTGGGAAATAGTTAATGACTACCATTATAATATTAATGGTGAAGACTTAGTAATACCTAAAGGATTTGTATTTGATGGTGCATCAGTACCTAAGTTTTTACATACTTGGTTATCTCCAATGGGAGTGTTACTAGTAGGTGGTTTAATACATGATTACGGATACAAGTATCAAACTTTACTTTGTAAGGGTAAAAAGAAGAGTATAGGTATTAGAACACAACAAGAGTTAGATGTTATATTTAGAGACGTAAACATAGTACAAAACGGATTCAGGTTAATTAACTATCTTGCATACTTTGGTTTAAAGTTAGGTGGATTTGCAGCTTGGAATAAACATCGTAAAACAAACGCTAAATGGTAGAATAAATTAATGAGTGAAGGTATTAAATTTCAAAGATGTACAGTAATGCATAAAGAACATTCTTTTTTGTATTATTTTTATGATAAAAATTTACCTGGATACTTTATTACTAGTATAGCTTTTGCAGATAAAATTAAAGGTTTAAGAAATTTTTCAGCAGTGTTTGAATATTTTTGCACTGAAATAGTAAGAGAAGATGACATATACTGTATTTTATTCGATAATAATAAAGGATTATTTGATAAGTATGTAGATTCAACAATTAAATATCAAGATAAAACTTTACATAAAGTTAAGAAATTCGAGGATATCCGATTACTGCAGCGTTATGTAGCTCAACAACTTAAGGATGTAACTAATGGCTAAAGATACAGTACAACATGATTTAGATGTGGATTTAAGCGAGCCAAAGAAGCTTGTAGATTGGAAAAATCCACCTGACTTATTAGAACTTAAAGCTGATTATGATGAAGCACAAGCTTCACATACGTCACATGTATTAGATGTTGATAATTGGATAAGTGCTTTAAATGGTGAGCAAACAATTGCTAATAAAACAGGACGCTCTCAAATAGTTCCAAAACTTATTCGTAAACAAGCAGAATGGCGTTATGCTGCATTAAGTGAACCTTTCTTGTCTACTGATGATTTGTTTAATACAGCACCTATGACTTTTGAAGATAAAGAGTCTGCTATTCAAAATGAGTTATTACTTAATTACCAAGTAAATTGTAAACTTGATAAAACTGCATTTATTGATGAGTATATCCGAACAGCTGTAGATGAAGGTACTGCTATAGTTAAAGTTGGTTGGGAGTATAAAGATGAAATTATTGAAGTTGAAGTTCCTGACTTTGAATTTCAACCTTCACCTGAATCAGGACAAATGCATGAACAGTTACATCAGATGATGGAGCAAGACCCTAAGAAATTTCAAAAAGAAACTCCTCCAGAAATACAACAAGCTCATCAAATGACTATGGAAGCAGGTACTCCAATGATGCCAGTACAAGTTGGCTCACATATGGAAGAAAAAACTAAAATACTTAAAAATCAACCAGAACTAGAAGTATGTGATTACAACAACATAATAATAGACCCTACTTGCTTAGGTGACATAGACAAAGCTAATTTTATTATTTATAGTTTTGAAACATCAATGTCAGAACTTAAAAAAGACGGTAGATATGAAAATTTAGAACACATAATAGTTGATAACGCTACACCATTAGCTCAACCAGACCATAACTATGAAGATGAAAGTAATTTTAAATTTAAAGATGAACCTCGTAAAAAAATAATAGTATATGAATATTGGGGTTACTGGGATATAAATGATACTGGTGAAGTAGAACCTTTTATAGCTACATGGGTTGGCAATGTATTAATTAGATTAGAAGAAAATCCATTTCCTGATAAAAAACTGCCATTTATATTAGTACAATACTTACCTGTACGTAAACACATTTATGGTGAACCAGATGGTGCATTATTGGAAGATAACCAAAAGATTATTGGTGCTGTAACTCGAGGTATGATTGATATTATTGGTAGGTCTGCTAATGGACAAATGGGTATTCGTAAAGATGCTTTAGATGTTTCTAATGCTCGTAAGTTTGAACAGGGCGCTGATTATAAATTTAATTCTAATGTAGACCCTAGACAAGCTTTTCACATGGATACATATCCAGAAATACCTAATAGCGCTCTAAGTATGCTTAATCTTCAAAATAATGAAGCTGAATCTCTAACAGGTGTTAAAGCATTTAATAGTGGTATTAGTGGAGCAGCTTTAGGTAACACTGCTACAGGTATTAGAAGTGCATTAGATGCAGCGTCTAAACGTGAGTTAGGAATACTTAGAAGATTAGCTGATGGTATTAATCAAATAGGTCGTAAGATTATATCTATGAACTCTGAATTTTTATCAGATGAAGAAATTGTAAGAGTAACTAATGAAGAGTTTGTTGCTATTAATAGAGAAGACTTAGGTGGTATGTATGACATTAAACTAAATATTTCTACCGCTGAAGCAGATAATGAAAAAGCTCAAGAGCTATCATTTATGCTACAAACTATGGGTAATAACATGGACCCAGCTATGTCACAAATAATATTATCAGACATTGCTCGATTACGTAAAATGCCTGATTTAGCTAAACAAATTAAAGAATATCAACCTCAGCCTAACCCAATGGCTGAACAAAAAGCACAGATGGAAATGCAATTATTGCAAGCTCAGATTGCTAATGAAACTGCTAAAGCAGCTGAGAATACAGTTGATGTAGAATACAAGAAAGCTAAGACTGCAACTGAGTTATCTAAGTCTAGAAGTATAAATAGTAAAGCTGATTTAGATGACTTACAGTTTGTAGAACAAGAAACTGGAGTTGGTAGACAACATGAAAAAGATATGAAAGATGTTGATCAACAATACAACATGGAAAATAAACTTGCAGAAGTTATTACACATGACTCTATGTTAAATAATGGGTAATGTTAGAAAAAACCGTGATATAATCGCGAAAATGGATATTTTGTATCACAAAATAGTTTTATTAAAAAGTAAGACAGATTTGTTATATAAAATGTTAGTAGTATTTTGTTTTTATCTCAATAAGAGGACACACGATGAGCACAGAAAGAGAGTTACAAGAGTTAGATGATAATATGCAAGATGCAAAGCATTTTATTGATATTAAGGATAGTACGTTGAAACTTTTTAAAAATAAAGAATTTAAAAAAGTTGTACTAGAGTATTACTTTAAAGAAGAAGCAGCAAGATTAGTTATGGCTAAAGCTTCTAATTTAAATGAAGATCAACAGAAATTAATTAACAACATGATTTATGGCATTGGAGCATTAAGTAACTTTTTTGATGCTGTACTTACTAGAGGAACTCAAGCAGAACAATCATATAAAGATGATGAAAATGCTAGAACTGAAATACTCCAGGAGGACTTAAGCTAATGGCTGAAATACAAAGTCCTTTAGGAATGGATGACGAAGAATTCCTAAAACAAGATTTAAGTCAACTTGAAGAAGCATTAATAGAAGCTGAAGAAGCTGAAGAAACTATTCAAGAAACGACTGACCAAATTGATACTCCTGAAGAAGAGCAAACTTCTGAAGAAGTAACAAGTGAAGATTCAGAAGAAACTGATGATGAGGTTGACCCTTATGATGAGACTGAAGAATCTGAAAGTAACGATGAAGAATCTGAAGAAGAGTTATTAGAAGATGAAGTAGCTGACCTAGAAGAGGATACTCAACTAGAAGCCGAAACATTAGAAGATGCTAAAGACACAGAGTCTGGCGATACAGATGTAACTGATGATACCGAAACAGCTAAGAAAGAGGATACTCAAGAAAAAGCTGAAATAGATTTTGAAGAAGCATATAAGCGAATAATGGCACCGTTTAAAGCAAGCAAGAGGATGATGCAAGTTGATAATATTGATGATGCAATATCCCTAATGCAAAAAGGAGCTGACTATCACAGTAAGATGAAGACATTAAGTCCTAATCTAAAGATGGTAAGTATGTTAGAGAAAGAAGGATTGTTAGACCAAGGTAAACTTAACAATTTAATCGATCTCTCTAAAAATAATCCTAAAGCAATTGCTCAGCTTATAAAACAAAGTGGTATTGATCCGTTAGATATAGATACTGGTGAAGAAATAACATATAAACCAAATGATTATGGCATAAGTGATAAGGAATTTAAATTAAATCAAGTGCTTGACGATATTAAATCTAGTCCTAGTTACGACAAAACTTTACGTATTGTTGGAAGAGACTGGGATAGTGAAAGTAAAGCTTTAATATCTGATAATCCTGAAATAATTTCAATTATTAATGACCACGTAAATAGCGGGGTATTTGATAAAGTCCAATCAATTGTTGATACTGAAAGAGCATTAGGAAGATTAAACATGTCTGATGCTGATGCTTATAAACAAGTAGCAGAACATTTACAGTCTCAAGGAATGCTTAATAATCAAGAGGACTCTGTTGTTATCCCTCCTGCATCTGTACCGAAGACTAAAGCAAAGGACCCTGCTGTTATACAACAAAAGCGTAAAGCTGCAGCTGGGACAAGAAAGACTTCAAGTAAGTCACCTTCTGCTCCATCAGAATACTTAGGTATGACAGATGAAGAATTCATGAAGTTGGCAGATGTTTAGTCTTTCTCTTTTAATACAGCTATAGGAGAAATAATATGGCTCAAGTATACGGAACTGGTTCTAACAGTACCATAGGTGCTCAAGCGCGCACTGACTTTTATTTTAAGAAAGCGCTCATTAAAGTACGTGACATTCAGTACTTTATGCCTTTGGCAGATGTAAGGGCAATGCCTAAACATCATGGTAAAACAATTAAGCAAGATGTGTATCAACCACTACTAGATGTTCTTAATGCTAACGACCAAGGTCTAGACGCAGCAGGACTAATTATTACTAAAGACAAGTTTCTAGCTTTTGATAAAGCTGGTGCTCCTGTCACTGGTGGTACTGGTTTTACAGCAGCAAATGCTACTACTGCAGGTTTTTATGCTACTTCAGCTAACGCTTTAGCAGCTACTAACGCAGCTGTTGCAGTACAAACTAGTGGTAACATTTATGGTAGTTCTAAAGACGTAGGTGCTATTGCTAATCGTTTGCCTGCTTTAACTGAGAATGGTGGAAGAGTTAACCGTGTAGGTTTCACACGTACACAGATAACTGGTTCACTTATCAAGCAAGGTTTTTTCACTGAGTACACTCAAGAGTCTTTAGACTTTGATTCAGACTCAGAGTTGATGTCACACATCACTGAAGAAATGTTAGTAGGTGCTACAGAAATGACTGAAGCACAATTACAGAAGGATTTGATTAATACTGCTACAACTAGTGGTACTGTTCAATTCCCAGGTACAGTAACAACTAAAGCTACTGTAGCTGGAGCTGCTGATTATGATGACCTAATGACTCTTTCTATTGCTTTGGATAATAATAAGACTCCAAGACAAACTAAGATGATTTCAGGTTCTCGTATGACTGATACTAGAACTGTAATGGGTGGACGTGTTATGTACATTGGCCCTGACTTGATTCCTCTAGTTCGTAAAATGACGGATATTAGTGGTTCAGGTGTAGGTTCAGGTTTTATTGGCGTAGAAAAGTACGCTGATGCAACTACAATTATGAATGGTGAAATTGGTTCAGTAGACCAGTTCCGCATTGTTGTAGTTCCTGAAATGCAAACTTCTGAAAGAGGTGGTGCTGGAAGTCCTAATGTTGATATTTACCCAATGCTTGTAGTTGGTGACGGTGCATTTACTACTATCGGTTTCCAAACTGATGGTAAGTCGCTTAAGTTTACTACTACTCACAAGAAGCCAGGTAAAGAGACTGCAGACGTAAACGACCCTTACGGTGAAAAGGGTTTCTACTCAATCAAATGGTACTATGGCTTCATGGCTCTACGCCCTGAACGTCTAGGAATCATCTGGACTAAGAAAGCTTAATTTGAGTTTTCTTATCTTCTCCACATACTACGTATGTGGGGAAGATTTTTAAAAGGAGATATTATGAAAATTGAAGAAATGACATCCAAACAGATTAGTGATGAATTAAATAATCACGGTGTAACTATGCACTTTAATAGTAAAAGAGAAAAATTAGAAGAAGCTTTACTAGCAGCAAACGGTGTTGAAGTTGAAGCTGCAGTAACAGAAGGAGAATCTACATCTATAACTGAAGAAGAGTTAGCTGCTAATGATTTTATGTGGAACGGTGTTGAACTAGCAGGTTTAAGAGAAGCTCATGCGATGAAATTAATACGAGTTGTTGTAAGGTCTAATGACCCTCTTAAAAGAGAACATGCAGGAGAAATTTTTACTGTAGGTAATAAAGTTGTTAATGGTGGTAATGCTGTTAAAAAATATATACCTTTTAATAATGAAGAAGGTTGGCATATTCCTAATATACTATTTGAACATCTTAAAGCTGCAGAAACTCAAATTTTTGCTAAAGTTACTCGTAACGGGCAAGACTTTATGGAACCTAAAAATATTAAAGCTTTTAATGTTGAAGTTTTACCTCCTATGACGGAAGAAGAAATAAAAAAATTAGAGATAAGACAAAAAGCAACTGGATCAATAGGATAATACTATGGCATTAACCCAAGCAAACTTAACACAAGGCAGTGCATTAACAGTTACTAATAACGTAGTTACAGGTACTGGAATCTTTGATGACTTAATGGAAGCTGTTACTATACATTTAGAAGCACAGTATCAGTTAGGTAGAATAACTGGTGGAGATTTTGCAACTGTTTACTTGGGTGCAATGCAATCTGCATTACAGCAATCAGTATCTTATGCAATTGGGTCAGAAAAAACTAATGCTGAAGTAACTTTAATAAACCAAAAAGAAATTACAGAATTTGGACAAACACAAAAGAGTAGTAAAATTGCTCCACATGCTGACAGTATTTTAGGTAAACAAGCTACACTATATGGTGAACAAGCTAAAGGCTTTAAGTGGAATGCTGATCAAAAGTATCTTAAAACAATATTAGATGCATGGGCTATTAATATTAGTACAGCTGGTGTACCTGCTACAGGAGTTGATGCAATTAACGCTACAGGTACTGGCAACATTAA